AACAAGAAGGTTTATCAGGATCCATACCTATATTTTTACGTGCTTGCTTGAGTGAACCCTCAGACTTTACACCTTTCTTACCCATCGCTTTCTTGATGGCTTTATCTTTGGATCCGAAGTACTCGTCCTTACCAGATTCTACCTTGCCATCTCCATCATAATCTTTCTTTGCTTTCTTACTCTCTGTCTTAACCTCAGCTGATAGTTCATCATCAACGAACTCATTGGGAGGTTGTGCTTCAATTTCTCTTTGAGACTTAGTTGGGTTGATTGCATGTTCATGCATACCCTCTCTAGTAATCTTGATATCTTTTACGGAAACGTTTTTCTCTAGTCCGTGGTTGAACATAACATCATAATGACTGACGTTACCTTCTTCATCTAGTGTATGCTGTTCTTTTAAACAATTACCCTCACCCCATTCTGAATGCTCTACCTTAGTAGCACAAGAATGCTTAACTTTTTTAATATCTGGTTTACCTTTAGTTCCTTTTGGTTCTGCAAGTTTCATACCAGGTGCGTCACCACCTCCAACACCATCAGCTCCTTTGCCTTTAATGTCTGTATTACCCATAACTGCGGAGTAATCATATCTCCAAGTCTCTTCCATTGACTTGAACTTTGTATTTAAACTTGTTTCAGCAGCTATCTGTGCTAAACTTTTTGACTCGTGGTGGCTCATCTTATCTTTAATAGGGTCTGTTGGAATTGTTTGCTTAACTTTAACTGTGCCTTCAGGTTTCTGCACCTTCTGACCAGGCGTAAGCGACATTACATACTCACGATATGCGTCAGTTCCAATCTCGAATACTTCTTGTATGTTTGTAATCCAAGTGCGGAAGGTAGTTTCTTCAGCAGTAAGACACAACACATAGTTAGGTCCTCGACGTAAAATCTTTCCTACTTGTCCGTTCTCAGTAAGAATCCACTCACCTTTTTTATAGACTTCATTCTTATAGAACTTATCTTTGGTGATATTTGCTTCCGCAACTTTAGTTTTCTTCGCAAAGTCCGAGAAAGATTTCATTAATATATGTATACATATCAAGTTTATTTATACGGGTTTACATGTTATCGTGTATTTCGATCATCAATTCTCTGCATTGCTTGTCTGGAAGTGCGGAAGGAATACCTTTCCTAAACGTTGTGAAATCACCTACCTTAGCTGCTCTCCGCATTTTAGTACCAGAAATAGCAAAGGTATCACCGTCAGCATCACGTTCTCCAGATGATAAAATATCCATCTTACGGAAAGAATAGTCTTTATGATTGTAGTTCTTAACCCACTGCATAGCTTTTACTCTATCAGATCCAACAAGAAAGTATGCTTCATGGTATCCATCTTTCATAATATCTTGGAAGACTGCAGTTGGATCTCTAGGTCCGCTAAAAATTTTTCCTCTATGCTCAGGAAACATCTTAATCATATACTTTAATTTCGTATCAGGATCTAGTGGATTAGTTCCTTTCTTATCTACAGTCTGAGAAATGTATATGCGATAGTCATGACCTTTAGCTGCTTTCTTTACAGCTAAAAAGTTCTCCTTATGTCCTGTTGTAGGGGGTTGAAATCTACCAAACGTAAAATAACAAACCCTAGATTCTAATTCTATCGCCATTGCTTTGCGAGTGTGAAGTTGTTATATGAAAACTCAATACGGTTAACAAACTTGATCATGTCTCCATCTTTATGTAGAACATAACCTTCATGAGCCGTGATCTTATAACCTTTATCAGTCATAACATATGTTTGAATAGTTTTTTCTAGATCATCCAGTTTACCTATCACCATTGTCTTCAATGCTTGTAGTTCTTTATATAATTTGAGCACACCTCTAAACTTATCAGCATTTTCTACTGCAAAGTTCTGACTGGCATATATTAAATTCTTTTTCTGTACCTGTGTCTTCGCAGATAGTTTACTAGCAGCAGCATTTACTTTACCATCATAAAAGTTAATCATATCTGCTAATGTTTTATCAGGATTACTAATGGTCTGAGATTTTTTTATCTGATCATTAAAAAACTGTTTCATATATGATGATATATGCCATTTAGCATCACCTTTTGTACCCTTAAGACCAAGGAGTTCATCTAAGAAATCTCCAGAAAATCCACACATTCTTTCTATCTCTGCTACATGTCTATCAAATTGAGTAAACTCAGCTGCAGTAAAGTTAACCTGATTCATAGGAGTGGTATTCTTGATGTTTAGTACATCAGAAGTGCTACCAATCATATTGTCTGGTACACCACCTTGAGCTTGCATTGATTCGAGGTCATCACCTGTGTAATGAGTGTGAAATACCACACCTATTTTTGATGCCTTACATTTTTCACCTAAAGGATGGTCTACTGGTATACCATAGGTAATAGTATTAGGTCTAAATGTATAAAGTTTCTGTCCATTGATTGTCTCCTCTAATACATCGTCAGTATAAAGAAGATCTCCTTGTACTACGCCCTTGATATTTAATTTTTCAAACTCCTTCAAAGCAACTTTTAACTTATCTCTAAGGTCAGGTATATTACTATAGTATGAGTCAACGTTTTCATCAAAATAACAGAGTTTAGGTTCTGTTTTGTTGAACACTGATTTAGTACCAACAAAGAATCTACCTGTAAGAGGATGTTTACCACATACAACAGAAGGTGCACCGTCCCATTTAGTTTGCATCAAAGAACCAGATGATTGTTGACCAATCATCTTTCTAAGTTCTTTTAAAAAAGAAACAGAAGCATGGCAACCCTCAACTCCATAGTTGAGCATCTCATCTTCTAGATGTTCTAGATGTTTTAACTGTGTTATATTAGCCATTATCTTTTAAAGTAATCTCCGTTGCTGTGTGTAGGATAAGTTTCACCACCAGATTTAGATCTAATATTAAATTTAAAATCATATTCCTTAGTTTGGAAATTAATATCAATTCTTTTACCTGCTCCACCTGCTCCACCATAATCAATACCAATATCATTACTTGTCAATGTACTAGCACTCTTCATATATTGTTCATCAACTTCATATACATGTAGATCAGTTCCAGTATAATGTACCATCCAATATCCATATCCTACTCCACTAGCACAAAAGTTTTCTAGATCTTTTTTTGCTTGTCCTTGTATTTGATATGATGATCTATGATCTGCTACTGTAGGTGATTTATTATCTTTATCATACTTAGAAAATACATCTATAAATTTTGAATGATCTATATTAAACATATCTAAGTAACGTTTTCCTAAGTCTGTTAACTCACCATTTTCTAATTCTCGTAGTGGAAATATTCTTAATCCTTCTGCTTCTTGATCTCTAGGACCTCTTACACCTACGTTAAAGAATGATAATGTATCCCCAAACTTAACTGAAAGGTATATTGGTTGATTACTACCACCTTTAGCAGCACCAATTGTCAAAGTTATATCAGTTAATGTACTTCCAATATCTTTTTTATCTGCACCACCTGCTGAGATATAAAATGCACCATTATTTTCTTTCATAGGACGGGGAGCATTTACACCACCAACATGCTCTGCTTTTTTAAAACATTTGTTTTGATTTTTTTTACATATAGCTTTCAATATTTTTTTAACATGCTCAGGATATTTACCACCATCATTACCATATTTAAAGAAACTGTCAGCGAGTTCTCTTTCATATTTCTCACCTTTATTTACCTTCTGCCCACTAGCACCTCTACCACCAAAATGATCTGTCTTATGTAAATCTGCAAACGTCCAATCATATGTAAAACCATCGTCCCATTCTTTCATAGATCCCCAGAGTTCTATCTGTGCCTTACCTCTTAGACCACCTGAGGTTGCTAGTGTATCTAAGTCTGTCAATAAAGCATTAGTCCATTTCTTAAACTTAAGTTTATCTCTATTATATTTCTGCTCAGTACCATTTTTAAAATAGACAGTCACTTCAAAAATTTCTAAGTACCCATTACTATCTGTGAGCTCAAAAAGACCGCCATCCACAATCCTTTTTACAAAGGTTTCGGGGCGGCCGTCATATCTTTTTCCGTTACGATAAAAATCAGATAGTTTCATACAACTATTTAGAACTGCTTCCAATATCTAGGAGGTAACATACCTGATTCTGTATCGGTTCTATGCTTTAGAGTTAGAACAATGTCACCAGCGAGACTAATTCTTTTATGTTCTCTGGGTTCTGGAGAAGTATAATGTTCAAGAGAACCAGGAAACATAACGAGATGCTCAGGTTGTGGTGTGATAGCATATCCATCACCATTGTTGTATCTATTTTCTTTAATAAGTTTAAACGCATCTCCGAACCACTCGTTAGGATTTCTTTTTGTTAAAATTATTGGATCGCCAGGTGTCTGTATATAATACACCCATGATATATGTGAGCAAGAATGATAATGAACAGGAAAGTGTTGACCAGGATCACATATAGTAAACCATGTCTTTGCAAAGTTAATTTCAAATGTACTTTTATCTATTGCAAAGTGGTCTATGTACTCCCTAACACATCCTTTCACAGCTCTAAAAAAATGGTCTAGTCTCTTGTCTTGATGAACAAGAACTTTACCATTCAATTCCCCTGTAATTTTACCTGATGTGTTATCAAACTTAGCATCCTCAAAACTTTTATAAAGTGAGGGTAAGAAACCACCTAGTTTCTTTTCATATATGATAGTGGGGAATGCTTGATGGAATTTAGAGGTCGTCTGCTGCACGGTTTTCTGAGTCCCCAATGTCAAACTTACCGCCAGGATATCTTTTCTCTAGTTTTTTGACATTTCTTTTTATGACTTCATCAAAAGATATGTCTAATGCTATACAAGCGTTTGCTACGTACCACATAACGTCACCCAACTCAATAATAAGATGTTCTCTATTGTCGTCGTTCCAAGGCTTACCTTGGAAGACCATCTTCTTAACGATCTCCAAAAACTCACCAGACTCAGCAGCAAGCCCAACGCCAGCAGTGGTAAGACGTTCAATATTGGCACCCTTTTGGTCAAGTTCAACCAAACGATCAGCAAGATAGACAAAATCTTTACTGGAATCGGATGTGACAGCATCCACGAATACACTGTACTTATCAAAATCTATAGTCATGAAATTAATTGCTTTATCTCTGGGAACCATACGTAATCTAAATCAGATTTAGCAAGGATATCTAATGCTTGCTGTGGTGTCTCAACCAATGGTTCGCCTGCTAAGTTGAGACTAGTATTAAGTATTATACCATAACCTGTGAGTTTTTTCAACTCTAGTAACAAATCATATAGATGTCCACTGGTTACAGTTTGTACTCTGCATGTATTATCTATGTGAGTTACAGAAGGGATTGGTATGTCTTTAACTTTATAACATTGTGTCATGAAACGACTGGATGTTTTAATGTCAAAGAATAGATGTGCATCTTCTTCTAGTACTGATGCTGCGAATGGTCTATACCACTCACGTTTCTTGATCCTATTAACTACTTCTCTTCCTTTTGGATCGAATGCGGTGTAGAGGATGGATCGATTCCCAAGTGCTCTTTGTCCAGCTTCAGCGTGTCCATAATATATGGCGATGCTTTTTTGTTCTTTAAGGAGTCTAGCAACTCCTTGGAGGTCAACTTCCTCCCCTTTATATTCTGATAGGTCATAATGCCATCCGTGAAATGAGGTGGTGTTTAGTGGTTTTCTTTCCTTTGAGTATAGTATAGCAGCTCCTACGGAAATGCCAACGTCTGTAGCCATTGGTTCAAAATAGAACTCAATTTCTGGAAAAGTTTCAACCAATAAGTTATTAGTAATGATATTCATTGCATAACCACCAGTCATGCAAACCTTATGTAGCCCAGTTTTCTCTAAAGAATCTCGTACAATTTTAATTACCACGTTTTGTGTATCAAATTGTACTTCTTTTGCAAAATCTGCATAAGGTTTGTAGTTAGACTGTGTTAATTTTGTTATAGTATCAAGACTTTTCTTACCATATAGTTCTTGTGCTATATTCATATGATGCTCATCATAAAACATGAAATGAATGTCCTTACAGTGGAACATATTATCGTCCACATACAAGTCATTTTTTATATGTGTTGTATGTGCTTCTCCATAGGCACTAAGTCCCATAACTTTACCTGCTTGAAGACATCGTTCACCCATCTGCACTGCTACAGAGGAGTATAGATAACCCAATCCCATCATAGAATGACCTTTCATCCAAGGATATAATTTTATTTTATTCTCATATACCTTCTCAAATGAACCACCTATAAAAACAGTCTCAGCTTCAAACAATCCCTTAGAAAGAGCACCTGCACCATCAATAACTACAACAAGTGCATCATCGAATCCACTGTTATAATATGCACCTGCTGCATGAAATTTATGATGACTACTATCCTTTATAATTTTAGGAAGTTTACCATGTTTTTTCTTATAAGCTTCAAGAAATACCTTAGTAAATTTTAAACTATCATCACCTAAGAATGTCTTATCACCAAAGTAAGATAATACTATAAGATCTACTGGTTCTTTTACTTTCAGTATATTTTTGTAGATATGAAAGTGCTTATCATCATGTTTCTTACCACTAAATCTTTCTTCCAAAAAATAATGCTTGACCTCACCATCGTAGATACAAGCATTAGCATCGTGATTGCCATAATGTATAGCAAGAACCCTCATTCTCCCAACTGATGTATCACTGGTTTCTCATGTAATAATACTTTGTATAATCTCTTTACCTCTGCTGCAGAAACAGGAACAAATTCTTGTGTAGAATCAAAACCATCGTATCTTTTTGCTTGATTTATTACTATACTTCCATCCTTTCCAGACACAGAACGATGATAAGTTTCACGAGGTATAATTAAAGCACCACTTTGTACATTTAAGTGCACAATATGATAGGGATATTTCCATTCAAAATTAACTAATTCAAATGTTCTTTCTCCTGATACAACTCTGTTGTAATCATCTTGAAAACTATGAATATAAAACTGTTTTGCACCTACCATATCATCAGGAGGTGAAGTAGCAGCACCAGTATGTACCACTAAATCAGATGCATTTGATTCGTCCACTGATATATCATAAAAAATGACATCTTCTGTCTCACGAAACACTCTATGTTTTTGAAAATGAATGTCACTCATACTTTTAACTTTGCAAATTTTTCTGATAAACTTTTAGTTGTAGCATCTACCTCTTGATTGGCATCTACGATGTCATTTTGTGCTGATTGTTCTACATCATACAATCTCATCTTAGCACGATCTATTCCAACAACAAACCTTTTGTTAAGAGTAGGATCATTGTACCTATTCTTAAGTTGTTTTACCATAATTTGATTAATTTCCTCTAACTCTTCGGTAGAGATAAGAGCAAACATAAGGTCAGCAGTAGCAGGTAAACCAAAGGACTCACTGGTATCGGTAAGATCCACATCACTACTACCATAACCAGAACGAGTGGTCTGAGTAGCAGATACGATAGGTACATTTGCTTCCACTGCAAGTCCTCTAAGTTCTTCTGCGATTGCTTTGATGTAGGAGTACGAGTTGACATTTCCTAATTTAGAATAACGTGATGATGCACAGATATTTAAGTAATCTATGAATATAATATCTGGTTTAAATGCTTTCTTAAGAGCAAGATCATTTAGTAATGCTCTGAAGTGTGCAACACTAGCAGATGCTGTTGGATACTCCTTAACAATCAAAGTACCTTGTGTCTTCTTAGCAATCTTATTTACCTTAGAATCAAACATCATCTTAGGTAACTGATCAAGTTGTTGTATATCCACACTCAATAGATTTGCATCTATTCTTTCGGCAATTTTTTCTTCTGCCATCTCCAAAGTAATGTACAAAACATTCTTACTTTGAAGGAGAATGCTACTAGCAACATGGCACATGAAAAGAGACTTACCCACACCAGTACCTGCGAGAGCAATATTGAGAGTTTTGTTAGGTAAACCACCTTTTGTGATGCGGTTGAAGAACTCCAAATCAAATGGAATCTTTTCCTCGGTCTGATGATAGAATTCGTACCTTTCTTCGTAGTCTTGTAGGTAATCATGTCCTATATGATTATCAAAACTCACTGCTAATGCATCAGAAAGTATACTAGGTATTGCACCCGTAGCTCTCTTCTCATCATTACCTTCTGCTATCTTAATTGACTCCATAAGTGCAAGGTAAATAGCACGTTCCTTACACCAATTTTCAGTTGTATCTAATATCCAATCATACTCTGATTTCTCATCATCAATATCTCTGATATATTGTATGGTTTGTCTATGTTGTTCGTCTGATATATTTCCAAGTTGACCAACTTCAATCTCTAATGCTTCTTTTGTGGGTAAAGCACTGTAGTCTGTAAAATATTTATTAATTACATTGTATAAGTTCTTCTCTAGGATATCAGAAAAATACTCTGCCTTGATAAAAGGCATAGCTTTTCTAACATACTCCTCATCAAGGAGAAGATTTTTAATTACTAGGTTTTCTACCTTGCTCATTTGGTTTTAAGACTATAGGCACTGTAACAGTCATTCTTGGATCTGTCAACTCATTCCTAGGAGAAGCAGTTTCCAAGTAAGATGGATAGATTAAAATATCACCTGCATTTATGTACAATCCTGCATCCCATATCCATTCTGGAACACCAACAGGATCAAAAGATTGAACTATTTGTCTTATAGGATGAAAGAATGAATCAGACTTCTTACATTCATTTAGATAATGAACCATTGTATAATGACTTGGTAAGAAATCCCCCTTGTCTACACTCTCTCCTTTCTCTAAACATTTAAAAACAAATGCTTGCAGAGAAAATGAATGAGTTTCATTGACACCAAGATCAATCATGAATTCATTTATAACATCAACGTAAGGTAATGTTAAGTCATGACCTATATCATCATATCCCATGAGTAATGGAGATATTTCTTTAAATTTACATTCATCATATTCTTTAGTCCAGTGCGTTAAGAACATATCATTATTAGAAATATGATACTTACGAACTGTTGTTGGAAATAAATCTATTTTCATGATCCATACTTATATTCTTGACCAGCTGCCCAGTCAAGTTTCTCCATTATTTCCCCTGTGAAATATTTCTCTGGATCCTTAAGTATTGCAGAAGGATATAC